AAGATGGACGGATTGTAGGTAAGGCCCCAATATCACTGGGTTGAAGAGAGGTATCCGCAAGACCAAGAGACGTTTGGGTGGCAGCATCCAGCGCGACAGTAATAGCCCCAGTGGAGGTGATTGGACCACCTGTTGAGGTAATACCTGTGCCGCCAGTAATATCAACGCTGTTGACCGTACCCGTGCCATCTGCACCCCTAAGATCCCCTGTAACGAAACCTAATCCATCATCAGAGGTAAAGGTTACTACACCTGTGCCTGCGCTGTAGGAACCTCCTGTGAATCCTGTACCATCAGCACCATCTGCACCTGACGCAGAGAAAACTTCCCAGTAGGTTGCAGTATTGACACCAACACCAGGTTCATCTGTTGACGCAGAGGTGTGCGCTAAGATGCAGATATAAGACGTACCGTTATTAACCAAAACATCATTAATGGCGTAAGCAGTAGAAACCACCCACCCGCCTGTGATGTAGTTAACACCTTTCACCCCCTGCTGGCCTACCTGAGAGACATCAACAGAGATAGTGCTAACACCAGATATGTCTACAGATACAGCGTTATTACCCGTAACAGTTACTTCATAAGACATTAAACGGACTCCACAGGGTTATACCGTACCTCAATCAAACCACGAACAGGTACAAAGATCTGCTGGGCATCACCAACACCAGTGTCCGCTACAGACAAAGCGAAGAACCCATAAGTAGGGTCATCTGGTGTCGGTTGAACTGTCCATGTGTCAGAAAAGTCATCTGTCAGAACAACCTTAAAAGTATTATCCGAGGGTGTAGCGTCAATAATAGGAAGGGTTGTCACAACAAGACTAGTATCTTCTTGGAATGGGACTTCCGTAAGATCGCCAGCTACATTGAGAGCCTCAGTAATCTTAGCCACTAGGGTATAACCTGTAAGATCAGTCAACCAGTTAAGGGTAAAGTCTAGGTGGATTTGCTCCCCTTTAGCGATAGAAAACAGAATGGACCCGTCATCAGTAATAGCGTCAATAGTTTTTCCACGAATTGGTGAACGAGGCATACTCTGTTTTCCTTATTTATTAAACGTCTTGCTCTGTGTCTGTAGTAACGTATTTATTATTAGCACGATCCAACATCTCATCACGGATAGTTGTGTACTCTTCCAAAGCCCAATGGTTCCTATTGATCCATGACCTAAGGATACCACGTTGCTTCTCTAGGATCTTTGACTGCTTAATTCGTTTGTCTTGGAACTCTTTGCTGGTCACACAACGCTTCTTAAGAATATCATTCATCTTACGAATTAGTGTGTGTACTTCATCAGCAGTTAGTTCACCAATACGATCCCCTACCTTTTGTTGTACCTCACGAGCACTATCATGGTGCAGGCGATTAGTATTGTAGAGGGTCATTACTTTTAGTTGAAGGTTATGGAAGTCATCCCCACGACAGGGTTGGTCGGTCCAGTTAAACTCTTCACCAGATTTCCATTGCTTATTAAACATAAAGAAAGGTTGCTTTACGAAGATAGGCCAGTCTACCTGCCACCCGAAAGCATTATCTTGTTTATACTTCTTGTATTCGTCACTCATCTTATTGGTCCAGTACTATTGATTATTATTGTTTGAGGGTGGACCCCCATGATAATTACAACCAGAGGTCCACCTTAGTTTAGTATAGTTTATGCGATAGCGGAGTTGATGAAGCCACCCAGATCAGCACCAACAATTTTCATGTCGTATGCCATCTTAACGTGGATCTCTTCTTCGATACCTTCTACGCGCAGGAAGTCGCCTGTGTATGACTCAACAGTCAGACCCAAGTTAGAAACACCCGGCAGGGAGTTCCATGCGTAGGTGAGGCCAGCAGCAGGAGTACGCAGACCAGCAGAGGAAGGCGTGTAGCACAGCAGCACAGCATCGGAGCCAATGAATGCATTAGCTTCTGTAGCGCCCTCTGCAGCAGTGTTCTCTACTGATTCCATAACGAACAGACGCTCAACTTCGAACATCTCAGCAATCTTAGTCTTAGAGACCATAGCTGGGTTATTAACGGTAGCACCACCATTGATGCGGGCCAGGATGTCTGGGTGATCCATCAGTACATCATATACTGACTTAGACATGACCATTGTGTTAGGCTTAAAACCACCAGACTTAAGCTGGATAGCTGTAGACAAACGACGAACATCTACAATAGGAGTAGAGTTAGTATAGTCATCCCAGTTGATAGTGACTGTAGAAGCTACGTTAGCAGCAACATCACCATCCCAGTTTGTACCCCATACGTTGTCAGAGAAGAAGTTCGTAACGAAGTCCTTTTCACGATCAATCAGCATGTTGTGCAGGAGCATTTGAGCGCCCATGGCACGAGTTTCCAGAGCGGCATCTTCGTTAGCCAAAGTCTGTGCATCAAAGTCAGTAGCCAGACCGAATACGTCAGCGAAGTAGTTGCTGTTCGAAAGGGTCATACCAACGCGCTCAGGACGGGTACGGGGGGCCAGTGCCTTACGGTTGCCAGAGCGGTTAAACTCAGCACGGTTATAGATGTAGTACTTGTCAGACTGCTTAGATACATCTACGATAGGGAATACCTTATCAGCGATGAAGTTCTCAGTAGATTGCAGGTACGCGAGGGTGAGGTTTGTCAGGGGAGCATCCAGGTGCACCTGTGACGGAGTAAGCATTGCCATTTTATTTATATCCTTTAATCAGTATTAAGCGGCTGCATTGCCACCACGGAAGAAGTCAATCGTCGCCAGACCACCAGCAGCAGCAGCATCGACTACGATACCAACTACAATGTCAGCAGTAGCAGCAACAACGCCTGCACCGTTAGCGTCTACACCAACGAGAGCACCAGCGGTCAGACCACCTAGACCTGCTGTGACGGAGACACGACCATGAGTTACAACAGTTGCAGCAGCACCTGATGTGGGAGTGTTGATGAGTACACCGAATGCAGCATCTGCATTACCAGCAGCAACAACTGTGCTATCTGTGGTGTTCATCTTTACGAATGTAAACTGCGCGGCTGAAAGATCAGCACCTGCAATCATAGATTCGCGAACTTGGTTACCTTGAGTTGCCATTTTAGATTAGTCCTTTTTGTAGATTGCTTTGGTAAGTGCTTTACCTGCGTCAGTTTTCACAACAACAGCGTAAGCCTTAGCAAAAGAGATTTCGTTCTCATCGGCATGTGCCTTTGCGAGAGCATTAAGTTGGTCGTTAGGGTCTTGCATATCACCTTGTGCAGCAGACTTACCGACTTCTTCTGTCAGACCTTCAATGAGGTTATCTGTTGACTTAAGGAACTCTGCAAAGCTCTTAGCTGCATCCTCATCCAGACCATCAAGGGCTTTCAGAAGGATACGGGCGTTTGCCTCTGCAACATTAGGCAGGGTTTCTTGGCAACGCTTAGTAATTTGGTTCTCGGCTTTCTCAATATCTGCTTCTTCCAAACGCTTAAGAATGGTTGCAGGAATATCAGCCTTATTAATCTTTTCACCTTCGATTTCAAGGTACTCTACTGGGGCCATTTTAACGACACCTTCTGTAGTGATCTTGTAACCTTCATCCAAGAAGCTCTTACGGAGTTCTTCATTAGACGCTTTAAGTGTTTCGATTTCAGATTTCAGAGTATCAACCTCTGCGGTATCAATCTCTACAGGGGCAACCACTTCAGCTTCCTCTGTCTTTTTGATTTCTTTAGTCATTGTATCTCCATTGGAGTTGTCTCGTTTAAACAGGGGAGCCATAGCTAGTGGATTAGCTGGTTTATCAACCAAAGATAGCTCCTCTAGTTCGAGGTTTTTAAGTAGGCTGGGCATTATAGCTCCTCCCGTTGAGCACGTCCTCCAATAGAGAAGGCGCGAAGTTCACCAGATTTAACACGATCCCAAACGTCATTATCATAGACTTTATAAGCTACAATCCAACCTTCGAGGTCACTCTGGATTCCAAGGGCATCACCAATTTCCTTAGTGACGGGCATAGAGTGGATTACTTTTCCTGTCTCTTCACCAACGTGCATGGTCTTACCAACTCTCACGTTCTCCATAAATTCATTAACTGCTTTTACTAATACATCAGCTTCAATGATGTCACCTTGTAGATCTACTACTGGGACACCCTTTTCAGTGATGACTGAGGCCCATCCATAAATAAGACGTTGTTCTTCATCTACCTTTAGGATTCGACCAGTAATATCAGCTTTATTCATAATCTCTGCTACAACAGCACGGAGAGCCTCAATCATGCGGTCCTCTGTTACTTCATCGTAGTCCTCTTCTGTGTATTCGTTTTCGGTGTCCATATGCTGCAGATACTCTTTGTGAGTACCTCCTGGCATATAATAGGCTTGACCGTTTACGTCATATACGTGGATACTACCACCTAAACCAATTGCGTTAGAACGAGATTTCGCTGAGAGTGGATCAGAGAATACATCGAAATCCGTTTGATACTTCTTTAGGTCAATCATATGACCCTCCTTATATACCCTTGGGCAGTTGCTTTAAACTCTAACATGCTGGAGAGGTCATCCCGAACTGTCATAATAATCTCTTGTCCAAGATCACCAATTAGGGTTTGCTGCTCACCCGGAATGTCGAAATACAACTCATAAATACTGGCTGTACCTGTAACATGGTCAAGGGTGATATTAGGGTACTGTAGCATCTCAAAGAAGTTCTTGGCTGAGAAAGTACTTACAACACGACCTTGACCCCTGAATGAGAAAGTATAAGAGTTATCAAGAGCGGGAATACCAAAGAACTCGTCGTATTTAACAGAGGAGCTATTTGTAACGGCAATCCACTTAATACGGTTGATTACCCACTCTTCTCCAACTGGAGGTGCAATCTTATACTCGGCCCTACCAGCAGTACCAGCAGAAACAAAGGCTAGGTCATCAAAGTAAGCTTTAGGGGCAGAACCTTGGCCTGCATCTACCACATCTAAACGTACTTCATCAAAGTCAGCAGAGGTAATACCAAAGTCAGGGATAGGTATCTCAAATAACTGCCAACTGCCTAAGCTATTTATGTCAACGTAGGAAGATAGCTGTACCGTAAACCCCACAGCCGCACCATTTAGGAATACTGTGAAATCAAAGTTCTTATTGCCACTACTAGGCCAACTTGTAACGTAGATATACCCCCGAAGGGTAGAGTAGTCCGTTACATTAAGGTCACTGCCTTTAGCGAAAGAGGCTACATCCCCGTTTCTTGTAGAAGTGGCGTCAATGGACCGTGTGCCAGTGTGAGCTTGGTCTGTAGAGGAGAAGTTCCAGCTTCCTAAGAGAGCCGTAGCTGTCCACTGAACACTGTCGCTACCGTTGTGAACCCCCTCAAGGGTGCCAGCACCTGATGCATTTACATTCTGGTTGGTGTTACCGTTATCGTCACCAAAGAACTGTATTAGTGGGTCGCCAACCTCGTAAGGGTGGGTGTAAACCAGAAGGCCGGGGCTTAGGTTGTGTCTTTTGTCATTGGGTTTGTGGACCCTAGCCTCAGTCCCATCTTCTTGACCAATGATCCTGAAACGACCAGCCATTAACCTGAGTACCCAGTTGCGCTGACCACCGCTAACCCCATTAGGGCGTAAAGGAAGCCACCCGTCTGGTCCCCAGTGTACCCAAGAGTAAAGGATTGTTGGGGTAGGATGATAATGCTACCCTCAGTCCTTACTTCATAGGGTGAGGAATCAAGGGGGTAATGACGACCAAGTGATGCACCAGAACCAGATAAAACAGGGTTGGAGTCATAAGCGTTAACATCTGAGGTGACAGCCGAACCGGAGGAAGTGTTGGCGACAGGGGCAGACAACCCACCAGAAGTGTACCCAAGGCCATTCAGGAGTTGAAAGTAGTTGCCGCTGTTAGGGGTAGCTGTACCACCGGAAATAGTAACTGCCTGCATAATAACTCTTGTCACTACGAGAATATTAGAGGTAGAGTTGTTCTTTACGTGCAATATGTTTACATCACCGGGCGTAGGGGTTGCATTACCCTCAACCGTAAATACCCTGTTGTAGTCCTTGGCGATAAGGTGTGTAAAGGGGATGTTAAAGGATGCGGTGAGGATGCGATTGTCTTCATCCACGGCTGCAAACTTACCGTTACCAATGCCACTTTCGATAATCATTTTATTTTCCTTACTCGTCCGCTGAACGGATGTAACCTGTAAAACCTGTGTAGAGAGTGAACTCAGCACCAAAGGTATCTACAGTAATAGCCAAGGACGAACCCCGTGGGAGCGACAAGATGACTGTACCAAAGGTACGCCCTGCCGTGTGGTATTGGTATAGGATACTATTTTCACTACCACCAGTTACAGTCTTACCACCAGCAGAGGCTTTGAAGGTTGTCAAGTCAAATGTACGAGCGCTTCCGAGGTTACGGTTCACGACTACTGCGGGTACAGCATCACTTATCAGAGTACCGCCAGTTGGGTTAGTGATGAGTTTAAACAAGTTAGTGTCTGAGGTGGCGCTAGTACGACTTGCATCACGAATACCAATAAACCAACCCACTAGCTCAAGGTTCTGCTCCTCATTATTCTTCACGTAAAGAAGGGCTTGTTCACCAGTTGTCGCGTTAACCCTAACATCTTCTGTATTCAGGTTGAAGGCACGCCCAGCATTAGAGGCTTCTTCAAATTCACTAATGGAAAGTGCGTTCACATAGAGGCGGTTGTTGGGTGCAACTTTTGCGCTAGTACCTGTTCCTGTACCATCTGAGATCATAGTCATTTGTGTTCCTCAATATCTTCCGGCAAGAACCTCTGGTCACTAAGGTGCGACAAGTGCAGGTTTACCACTGTTAACTGTTTCAAGATTTCCAGAGAGACTTGTAGCTGAACCCTTTGCATCTCTGCGGGGTCTAGTTCGTTGTCTGTACTGTCATCTTCAAAGGAGACCTTAAGGGTTAGATTTCCATTTTCATCTACTTTCAGGAGGTCGTTTAGGTTTTCCCATATACGCTTCTCCCAAGTCTTACCGTTGAGCATCAGTCCCCTACCTCTTTATCGTCCTCATCTGAGGTCTTACTCTTATTCCCAACTACGTTATCATCAGGGCCATCATAATAGTCAGTACGAGCAAGATCAGCAGCCTGTGCACGAGCACGAGATTCAGCATAGATCTCAGGGTTAACATTAGGGAGTTCAGCTTGATCCAAGAGAGCATTAACAATGTCAATATCATCTGCATAAGAGATACCAGCACCATTAAGGTTACGGAGATAAGAGCCGAGGTCCTTAAGATCATGTGGAGCAACATCACCAGCTACAATCTTAGGCATCAGGTCAAAGTCGAAACCATTAATACGCCACAGAGGTTCTACTAGCTGCTTATTAAGCACATCTACGATTGTTTGGATGTAACTTTCGAGAGCACGTAGGAATAGATCTGATTTGGACTTAGAGAGTGCATATGAGCCTGACGACCCGCCTCCAAGCATAATGAACTCAGCAAGAACACTTCGAGCAATGTCATGTTGATACCTCTTAATTACGGGATCTATATCAATGTTACGGGTGCCCTCAGAAGACATCAGGCGTACACTAACCAACTTATTGTTAGTAGGTTCACCATCTTTACCGGGGTAAGTATCACTTGGGGTAATCAGGAACCCCTGTTCATTAAACTTAAGGTCCCGAAGGATCTCTTTCATCTGATTAAGTACTGCAGTCTGTGCTTCTGTAGCATCAGGGGACAGATACTCACTAGGGACCTCTGCATGAGGGATACCAGCAAGCTCACGCTCAATACCAATGGCCTCGTACTGTTGTACAGCATTAAGACGCTCATATGAGGAGTAAGCGTTACGGAGGATACTACGGCCTGAGGGATCACCATTAATTGTAGTAGTCCGGTACAGGATAGCCTTAGACATAGGGATGTAGTTACTACCAAGACCTGCAGTTACATCCTGATAGAAACCAAGAGTGTCACCAGACTGTTCTTCAATCTCAAAGCGGTTAATAGTCCACTGAGCACGAGAAGCCAACTTACGGATACCAATGTAGCCATCTGTATGTTTACTACACTTCTTAGGGTTAGTTTGGTAAGGTCCAACCCTACGTTTATATACTACCTCAAATGCAGCAAAACCAAATGTCAGGTGAGAAATAGCCTCAGAGATGTGATCATCCAAGGTGTGGTCCATATCCTCAAGGACACTCTCCAAGAACTCAGCTTTAGAATCAGCAGCCTCTGTATCATTAGCTGGAGTGATCTTAAATGGTACATCACGGAGCATTTGCTCTACTGCATAAAGGGAAGCACCAATAGTAGCATCATTATCCCGCATCTCGCGATATTTACGGATAGCCCGCTTACCACGTAGTTCAGGCTGTAGTTCGTCTGCTTTAAGGGTTCCATTACGTGTAGAGGTTCCAGCCACACCCAGAATTTTCTTACCTTCTGACTCAGAGAGTTGCTTCTGGGTAGCCATTGGTTATGTTCCTTTAGTTAAGGAGAATGAGTTATCTCAACCCCTTTGAATTAGAATATACGAGTTTAAGTTTAGGTTTGGCGTATCCTTGGAGCATGAGATCTGTAATAGCCCACACAAGAGCATCATATCTGTCAGGTGACTTATGTTTACCCATAGGCTCATATGTAGTCATCTGCGTCTCAAGCTCTGTAAGGGACGCCTCAGGGTCCTTAGGGTTCCTGACGTGGTAGACCTTACCTTGTTCATACAAGGCACTCACAGGCTCCGCTCTGGCGATCTTAGCGCTACTTGCGTGTACACCCTTTAGTGGGAGGTTTTCGTCTATAGTCTTGAATAGTGATTTAATGAGGTCTTTACCTTGGTTGCTCTCATACACAATACGGGAGCATTCAAAATCCTGATACAAACTAACAACCTTACTTGCCCATCTTTCTGGGAGGTCTTTCATTGTATAGTCACCCAAGACATAGGCCATACCCTTCTCACAGATACCAGCAACCATGATCCCTGTGTTGTCACTCTCTACATTAGAGGACACGGCGGGGTCTACGGCTACTACAACCCTGATAAGTGGGGGCACATCTCCTACAGACACCTGACAATCATCAATCATCTGGGCTGTCCATAGAGCACCCTCGTTTTCAGTGAGGATCTCAGCATAAAGCTCTTGCCTACCCAAGCGTGTACCCTCGTATTGGGTCTTTACTGCCTCAAGGTAGGTGTCAGCTAGGTTTGCTGCATTATCGAAGGTAGAACCCGTTGTAATACAGGTTTTTGGGTCTTTTACTAGTTTACGTACCAGAACAGTAGATTTTGGTGTAGTTGTTACACAAATACGTGGATGTTTACCCAAACGAAGACAAAACTGGAGCATATCCCATGTATCTTGGTCTTTATTCCACGCAGCTAATTCATCACACCATGCAGCACTGAACTGGGGGCCACGAAGACGCTCAGGTTCCTCTGCTGAATAGAACTCTACCTTAGCTCCATTCTCCCATGTGAGGGTACGCTTAGTAGGAGACCACTCAGGGAACCCCATAGGCTTGCCCTTGTGTGTCTTGTCGTCCTTGTGACAGGCATTAAGGAAACCACTCTCCCCCTTAACCATAACACGTTCGATGTCAGAGTTAGTGGAGGCTACAGCAGCAATACGCTTATGGCCCTTCTTAACCTGTTCCAGATCGGAAGAGCACA